AAAAAAAAAAAAAAAAAAAAAAATAAAAAAAAAAAAAATAAAAAAAAAAAAATAAAAAAAAAAAAAAATTAAAAAAAAAAATTTAAAAAAAAAAGTTTAAAAAAAAAAAGTTTCAAAAAAAAATTCAAAAAAAAAAGATGAAGAAAAAACATGATGGAAAAAAAACATGATGGAAAAAAAACATGATGGAAAAAAAACATGATGGAAAAATGTAGTTTTGATTTCCGCATTATTTTCATAATTTAATATTCAGTCCTAAAAATTTTTAGTGACAATGACGGAACTCGCCCCCCCTTTGGGAAACAATAGAAAGAGACATGTCGAAAGTGACGACATTGGCGAGCAGAGTGAAAAAAAACAAGCCCTTGCAGAAAAAATAATAGTAAGTATTTCGCATTATCCCCACCGACAAGAAATTTGTATAGCTACCGGGAAAGTGAAAAATGTCAAAACGGGATGGTTGCTGAAAGAGGGGGGAGTTTTCTACACCTACGAATCGGAAGAAAAGTTGTTAGCCACTTGCGCCAATCGGCGAGCCATGGAAGAAATGCTGGCACAGACGAAGGCAAAGCCATGCAAAATGTTTCGAGCTTCTGGAAATTCGGGATCGATGACTTTGAAAGAGGATGATGATGATCATGATGATGATGATCACGAGGAATCGGTGTTGCATCAAAATGCATCCGAATTCGGCACTCAGCTTGCCTTGGCAAATGTTTTGCGCGCACCAGTATCCTTCAAGGAAGCGCTCATATTGGCTGTACCGGAAATCTACGTTACAAAAATTCCCCCATTTGTTGAAATTCTCGAGACAAATTTTAAATTTACATTGGAAAAAGTCAAACAGCCGACAACAACTGTCGAGTGGATCTGCGCGCAGTCGACGGGAAAATATTTGCTCTGGGTGCAACACTACGGTCACGTTATTAGTGTCGATTGCCAAAAGGGGGTTATATTCGATTGTGGACGTGCCAAAACACTCCCTTTGATGCCTGACAGTTTCACCAAGAAATTGAAGGTCAAGGAATTCGATGCCATTCGAAAGATTGAAATTTCCGACAAAAGACTGTACCAGTTGGAAAAACGTTTTGGCAAATTTGAATAATTAATTAAATGTCATTATAAGTAAAGTGAAATTTCAATTATTGTTGTAATAATATAGCAACTTCTTCATCATCATTATCATCCACCTCCTTTGCTTCTGCTACTTCTGGTCGTGGTCGGTTGCATCTGATTTGATGCTGCATAATTTGAAATGGCCGAGCTAAGCAGAAAAAGTTGCAACCCGGTTTCTTACAAAAAAAGGCGTGGTCATAGTCCGCATTGTAATGATCCATGTTTCCGTCAAAACTGCAAACGGGACACTGCCAATTCTGCGTGATTCCTCCCCTGCCTCTTACAGAGTCGAATTCTGGATTTTTCCGTGTACTCTTCACCCGTGGAAACATCTTTATAAAAAATGACGAATAAAAAATAAATAAATGAAATTTATTGACAATTGTAAAAAAAATCATTCTTTCATTCTTTGATCAAAATCATAATTTTATCTCAACTTTTTAAAAAAAAAAAGTTTTTACCAAAAAAAAAAGAATGATGAAAATTACTCGTGGAGACACTGTGTTTGAAGTTTCAGAAGATGTAATGTTGTCGACCAAAAAATTTCCGTTGTTTCAAAGTGTGTTGCACAAGTTTTTTTCGACCGAAAATAAACGTAAACGCGATGAGAATGTAAAGAAAGAAGAATTTTCGCGTGCTTTGAAACAAGTGAAAAAAGAGATTCATCAAAATTTTGAACAATTAAAGAAGTTAAAACAAGTGAAAAAGGAGGTGGATCAAAAAATTCCAACTAACCCCTTTCTCGCCAAGCTAAAGAATGTGGATATTTTCAATGCTATCGTCGCTGCCAACGACGAGTGGGTTTCGACGCAATGTGTTATGGATCCAGAAAGTAAGACACGGGTTTCAGTTCTTTTGGAGAATCATCGCCTTTTCATGTTGAGAAAATCCATTGGGTTTTGCGTGTTCCGGAACTTGGTGATTGAGAATCCTTCTTTGCACCAATTGCGCAAACAGGGCGAAGAGATCATTGCAAGCACTTTGTTTAAAAAGGCTGGTATATTGAAGAAGGGACATGGCTTTTACTTTGGTGTACGACTTGTTGTCAAGGAAGATGAAGATGATGATGAAAAAGGAGGGGATGATAAAGAAGACGAAGGTGCAGAGGAGGAAGCTGACGAAGACGAAGGTGCAGAGGAGGAAGCTGAAGAAGAGGAAGCTGAAGAAGAGGAAGCTGAAGAAGAGGAAGCTGACGAAGAGGAAGCTGACGAAGAGGAAGCTGACGAAGAGGAAGCTGAAGAAGAGGAAGCTGACGAAGAGGAAGCTGAAGAAGAGGAAGCTGACGAAGAGGAAGCTGACGAAGAGGAAGCTGAAGAAGAGGAAGCTGAAGAGGATGACGACGTTGTATTTCTTTTGGAAAGGGCCAATGATGGAAATATTGTTTGGGCAGATTTGCAAAAGGATAAGATCAAGGATGTGATTAAGGATAAGATCAAGGATGTGATCAAGGATGAGATCAAGGATGTCAAACCAGATGAGGTCAAGGATGAGATCAAGGATGTCAAACCGGATGAGATCAAGGATGTCAAGCAGGATGTCGAGCAGGATGTCGAGCAGGATGTAAAAGAAAGGGATGAAAGATATTTGAAAGAAAGGGATGAAAGATATTTGAAAGAAATTTCAAACGCACAACGCTTTTGTCCAGATATTCTTCGCATTGCTCAGTTGTGGAAAACTCAAAGGCTGATTTATAATCCCTTTGTTGCCGGCACGACACAGGATACACTATGCGAATCGCTCCAAGCGTTTGTCCGTGATATGCCAGGAGATGACTTCAACGGAAATGTTTTCGGTGCCTTTTCGCTTTCGTCTATTCGCCATATGCATAGGAATATGTATCTTAGGTTTGTAAACATGATGGTTTGGGAACTTGGAAAGGGTGACGGAGTATATCTAAAGTTCAATGGAGATGTTTACCCTGGCATTTCATTATTCGTGTAAATAAAGATTGTCTGTTCATTCTAAGGATTGTAATTAAAATATTAGCTATACATTACACAAAAAACGAAACAAAAAAAACATGCCGAATCCGTATATAACAGTTGATGATGATGATGATGATGATGATCATGATGATGATGATGATGATAAAAAAATTAATGATCATGATGTTAATGATGATAATGATGATAATCATTATGGTGATGGAAAATTAAAGGAAAAAAAATTAAATGGTCATCATCGTCATGGAGAATTTGAAGAGATTGATTTGGAAGATAAAAGAGACATTCAGTTTGATATGACACTACACGAATTCAAATCGCGTTTGTGGAGACATCTAGTCGATTGGTCAGAGAATACTGTTATAAAAGATCGACCTTCAAAGGCTGATCTTTATAAATCGGCAACTATTCTCTATTCCTTACTAAAACTAATAATCGTTTCAAACAAAAATCGTCACATATCACAAACGAAGTTTCAAGATCATCTAGTCGACCTTCTACGTACAGAAACCACACAAAAGGCAGCCAAAATACTAAGTGAGATTGCGTGGAAAATTTGTTCAGAAGATGAAAGTATTCCTGACCCAGGCTTTTTAAAATCAAGGCATATATATAAACTTAAGAAATGGGGATCCACATTGAGAAATGCGTTTGGTTTTCGTAAACGTACGGGTGGAAACAAAAAAAGAATGTCTTCCTGGCAAACTACTCTACAGAATAAAAAGCGGAAATTTCTAAAGAAAACAAAGAGGGTTTGGAACAAATTGAAAAGATGGACAAGAAGACGAAAATAGTTTGGTTTTATCATCATCATTCATTCATTCATTCATTCATTCATAAACATTTACATTTAAAGTAAATCACTTTTTTATTCAAGGATGAAGCGCCAACGTCCGCAAGATATATCATCATCATCATCATCATCATCTTCATCATCTTCATCATCCTCCAAAAAAATTGCAAAACATCCCATTTTGACACAAACCAAATTTGCGTCATCATTATCATCATCTCCTTTTTTCTTCCCAACAAAGGCAGTGGTGCCAAAAGATCTCGAGACCAATATTTCCAAACTAGAACGCATCCTTGCAAAACAAACATTTGTGAGCCAAGACCAAAATGACATCGTACATTGTATCAGCCGCATTGTCAAGATTGAAGGATGCGCTGGGTCCCGCAAGACAGACTCTCTTATCAAGCGTGCCGTTTTCTACCTCTGCAGCCAGAATGAAAGGCTGGACGCGAATCACGGCATCCTCTTCTTGACCATGGTCGGCTCAGTCACCGCCGAGATTCAACACCGCATTGAAGACGCATTGGAAATTAAAATCGAAAAGGTGCGAAATAGCAATCACTACGCTGGATCATTCAATGGAATCCCTATATGCGTCGCCAATTTTGACGCATGGGTAGCACTGATGATTTCCCATCATAACATCGATCTTGGTATCATAAAGAACGATGACTTTGTGGGCAAAACGCTCAAGCTACTCGAATCATCTTCTGCGGACAACCCATTGTCAACCGTGATGAAAACATCCGGTGGTAGAATTGTGAAAGTGGGTCTTCTGCAGGGTGACGAAATTCAAGACATATCGCAGGAGAAGATGCGAATTCTAGTCAACGTAACGAATAAGAATGCCGACATGGATATCTGCGTGGCTGGCGATTACCTCCAAACCCTCTTTGAGAAGCCCGCGCAAATCGAAGCAGTGACGAATGAGTTTGCGCATCCGCTGAGTTCCTTTGCGACTTTGAAAGGGTGTGTGGAAAAGCAAATGAAGATCAATTTCCGCTGTCCATATCCGCAAGTGCTGTTCAACAATTTCATTTTGAGAGATTGCCGCCAGAAATACGGCATCCCAGATATGGAATATGTTGTGGACGAATCTATGCGTCAACACAAGCCCGTCCTTTTTACTCATTTGGGTACATCGGATAAGAACCGGAACGTCAATGCTCGCATCAATGCTGAAATAGTGACCAATTTTCTGGACGAAACCATGGAGACTGATCCTAAACTCGTTCCGGACGATGTTGTGGTGTTTATGCCTTCTTCAAACAACAATCCCCTTTTTTTCCAGCTAGAAGATACCTTTGCGGTTTTATTTAAAAAGCGAGGATTTGAAGGGAAAAGAGTTACCTACATGGATACATTGGGTGATGGATGCCACAAGCCCTTAGATTGGACGTCGGCTGAGGGACTTGCGAAATTGTTAAGCATTGCAGGAGACAAGGGAAAGGGGCATAAAGTTGTGTTTTTTCTTGGATTTACAGATTGGTCGATTCCGCGGAAAAATGAGGTGGGGAAACCAGATATTTTGCGTGCTGAATCCCTATTCAATGTTGGAAGTACACGGAGCACAAAATATTGTTTCATTGGATTTGTGGGTAACAAACCATCTCGGTTCTTGGCAGATGCTGCGCGTCCGGCAAAAGTGGTTGAAAGATGTCATAAATGCGAAATGATAGACGATGAATCGGGCAACAAGTATCGGGTTTCAAATTTGGCGTCTGCTTTGGAAAACTTGGCAGTGACGGAGGATATATTGCAGGAATATGCCTATTTGGCTTGGAAAGTGGAGGATGAGGAATATATGTCGACGATACCAGAAAATTACAGATCGATCATTCGTCGTCAGAGTGGTGAGACATTACACCAATTGCAGCAAGAGAGCAAGGCACGCAAGCAAGCTTATCCGCACTTTGATGCTACCTATTCAACGAGAGAAGACGTTGGGATCAATACGCAGTTACAAATGTCAAAAGTGCCGCGTGATTTGGTGCGCGCAAGTGAAATTGTAGAACATGATTGGTTGGAAAAGAGTAGGCAAGATGTCTTTGGCAATCAACAGCTGATATCTGCCGATTTCGAAGAGGTGCATTATGCCTTATTGGGTCGTTTGTCTGAATTGCTTCTTCGACGATCTAACCCTCTAATGAGGAAGCCATTGTTTGATTTTTTTGAAAAGACGATTCTGTCGGATGACACCTTTGTGCATTACACGGAATACGAAAGCGTCTTGACATGTTGGTATGACTACAGGAATCTGAAATCGGAGAAGACCATGGGACAATATATCAATGAGTTACCGTGGTATTATCGTGTGTCAACGAATGAAAACTTTGTATTTGTGGAAGATTTACGCAAGGCTTCTCGTCAGAATGCAAAGTATGTTGTGAATTCAATATTTCAGAGGGAGGACTTTCGTGTGCAACTATGTGAATTTTTGAATCCAGACATACCCAATCGGATGTTGTCCAAGGAGTGTGTCTGGAATGTAACTTTGCTACATAACCAGATGACTTGTCGTGTCTATCGTCCTGCGGTGAATACGTTTTTCAATCATTTAAAGGACGAGTTGACCGAGTTACACGACAACATTGATGCATTCTGCACGTATTTTGAAGATGATTTGAAATGTTCTGTGCGTCGTACAGAATTTGAACGAGAGGTGTTGACGGTGTCTGCGATATTGGATGCGACGGATGTTTTACAGATCAAGGAGGAATCGGGAAAATGTGTCTGCTGGAAGGGGCAGAAAAATGCTCCGATGAGTGTTTCTTTGAGTGGTATTCCAGACATGTTTGATCCTATTACCGGTACCTTGATTGAGATAAAAGCTTCGAAGAAGGTTAATTGTTCAGAGGAGTGGATAATCCAGACCTTATTGTATGCCATGGCACTTCGTGATTTGGAAGGCAGGATGGTGAAGCGCATCTGTATTGTCAATTTGCGGGCAGGATGTTTGTGGGAATGGTCTTTGGATTCGGGAACGTTGCCAGAATTACCGAGTCTGGCATCGGTTGTGCAAACTACTTTGGCGGTGAAGTACGAGTGGCATACTTTGGAGACGGAGGCATTGTTAGCGGAGATTGAGTCAAGGATGAAAAGAATCAGTTCGGTAAGAGGAAGGGTGATTGATGATGATGAAAATATTTTCATATCATCATCATTGACATCACCATCGACATCATCTTCATCGACATCATCTTCATCGACATCTTCATCGACATCTTCATCGACATCGAGATGCGACCATTTTGAAGATAAAGACTTGGATGACATTTCGCAACTTTCTTTTACTTTGAAGAGTGAAAGGGATAGGGTCATCTACAAGGTGTGGAAAGATGGAAGTGTATATAGAATGTTTTCAAGGGATGAAGACGAAGAAGACGAAGATGAATGTGTGACAAGGTGGATGGAAAAAAAGTTGCATAAATCGGGCAAAAAAATATTTAACGATTTACATCAGCAATGTTTGTAAATAATTTGTTTGTATGTTTAAAAAAGGTAAACTGAATAATCGTATTCTTTTACGGCAAGACACGAAAAACACATGAGCATGATGGCAACGCATGCGTGTAGACCCCATGTCCATATCACATATTCAATTGAATCATCCGTCGTAAATCGATATCGAATAAAGCGCGTTGAGTAGATGGCAAAGCCGAAAGTCATAGAAAGCATCATTGTATAATGTTGAAATGTGTTTTGGAAAAAAAAAGAGGAGATCATCACCCCCTTTGTAATGGCGAGGAGGTAGGCTGCATTTTTGGTGATGACAATATTCTGATCTGCGAGAATTTCAACGATACAGAGGACATTGATGGTCCAGGTGACGATGGGTTCGTTGACGTAAGAAATGCAAAGGAATATGATGACGGCGTAATCCATGAGAAGCCATTTTTTTTCGTAACCACTGGCATTGCAAAGAAAGGAAATGATGGGTAGCCAACAATTGAAAATTTTCCATGGCAAGTTTTCGCTTTTGGCGAGTGCAAAAAGGGCGGAAATGCCAAACAAAAGGGATGATGACCCTTTCAAAAAATTCATACTACGTCGTCAGGAGGCGAGAAATAATTATTTTATGATAAAAACAAGAATTTAGATTACAAAAAAAAATAATATTTTAAGAATAAAAAATTAAATGTCAGCTCCTGTTACGTCATCATCATCATCATCATCATCATTATTGTCATCTTTATCATCATATTCTAGTTATGGAATGTTAGGTCTTGTTGGTATTTTAATTGTTGGTGGGATCGGTTATTATTTCTACAAGAGCAATTTAACGCCGATTTTGGACAAACTAAGTGAAAATGGGAAGGAGCAAACGGTTCAGGTTCTTCTTTTTTCTGTGGATTGGTGTCCTCACTGCAAAACAGCTGCTCCTGAATGGGAACAATTTCAAAGTCGGTACAACAATACGACGTCGAATAAGACAAAGTATTTGATAAGTTCGATAAATTGTACGGAGGAAACACCAAAAATTGAAAGTTTGATATCAAAATATGGAATCGAAGGATACCCAACGGTAAAGATGGTTTTAGGTGACAATTCCGTTGTTGATTTCAATGCAAAAATTACAAATGACAATTTAAGTGAATTTTTAAAGAATTTTTGAAAAAAGATTTTAGAAAGAATGTAGATGGAAGATTTCAAAAAAAAACAATTCCCAAAATGTTGAATGATTTGAAAAAAGGGAGGAAGGGGGGAGAGGTGAAAAAGTTTGATGATCGCTTTCGAAAAACATTATATGTGCGGATAAAATGTACAATTGACGAGGCGATAAGGGAGGAGCAGTGTGCCTTTTATGACAGAAAAATTAAAAAATGCCAACGTAATTTGAAGAAGCTGGAGGGGAAAAGGCGAATGTACGCAATGTCCGACATTGAAGAAGTTGTTGATGATAATGTTATTGAGAGAAAGGAGGAGGAAAGGGGGGAGGGGGTGGGGAGAGAGGAGAATGTAAAGTTGGTGATAAATGAGATCGTAAAGAGTGATGTAAAAATTCAAAATGATGTCCATGAAACAAATAGTATTTCGCCGAGTACTGTGAATGCTTTACTTTTAAAACGTCAAGAAGATGACATTAGATTTTTAAAAATGTTGATTACAAAGAGTATCGAAGACAACGATCAAGAGGAGGAACAAGAAGAGGAAAAAGAAGAAGAGGAACAAGAAGAAGAGGAACAAGAAGAAGAGGAACAAGAAGAAGAGGAACAAGAAGAAGAGGAACAAGAAGAAGAGGATGAACAAGAGGAAGAGGAAGAAGAAGAAGAGGAAGAAGAAGCTGAGGAAGAAGAAGCTGAGGAAGAAGAAGCTGAGGACGAAGAAGAAGAGGAAGAAGAAGCTGAGGACGAAGAAGAAGAGGAAGAAGAAGCTGAGGACGAAGAAGAAGAGGAAGAAGAAGAGGAAGAAGAAGTAAAGGAAGAAGAAGTAAAGGAAGAAGAAGAAAAGGAAGAAGAAGGTGAGGGAAAGGAGGGGGGTAATAATAATTTTGCCTATGTGACAATGTTTGAAGACACGTAAATTTATTTTACTTATTTAAAATTACTTGGCAATACCAATGAAAAAGTATTGGTCACAAACAAACCGAAGTCCGTCCTCTAAACTTAGGCGAAAACAATTCGGGAATTTCGCAGTACACAATCTTTCAAGGGGTGTATCTATATTATCGCAGTCGCATCCAAACACCATTTCACTACCTACATAGGTAAGCTGATATGTCTTCATATCCACTTTCAAATCCGAGGTGAGGAAATTCCCGCTATACACCTTTTTCAGAAATGTTCCGACCGTAAATTTATCCGTCAAGGTATTCATCGTCACCACACATTGCTTTGTTACGGGCACATCATCATAACTCTTTTCGTAAAATTTCAGTTCACAATGTACCATCAGTTCGCCTCTGAGATAAGCAGTTGTTGGATGCCCGGAATCCTTGCTATGCAATTTGACCCAATGGTTAGGCAACGGGTCGTAAAGACCGGTTTTGCCTGGAAAGCAGATTGCAAAATTGTTCGTCTTCTCGCGAAGGGCCGACAACATGTGATTTGCAGTGTCTTCGATTTGCATAATGATATAGCGTAGCATCATGTGAAAGGTGGGGGATGGGTACGGGCAGGGAACTTCTTCCAAATGGACAAAAAAAACATCAATAAACACTTCTTTGTTCCAAATATCGATGGCAAGGCGAATGCGAAAGGGGGGACATGATGATGATGATGATGATGTTGATGAGATGTCAGCGTTGTCAAAACTTTCGGTCATAATCGTGTATGTTCTTTCCTGAGTTGTTACAATATCCACCGACCTTGCAAATAATGCCGCAAATTTTTCGTAATTATCCTTCATTCTTTTTTTTTGTAATTTTTTTCCAAAATTAAATAATGAATAAAGGGGGAGAATTTAAAAACTCGCCAAACTCTGAGTGTATGGGTTTGATCTGAACGCATCAAGCAAACCAGGCTCAATGCGGGTGGCGTACTCATCATCCCCCTTTTGCGCAAAATTGGTGCAATCGGACCCAATCATCTCCTTTGACGTGCCTGCATTTTCCATCATTTGAGGTACAAAGATGCGATTATTGTCACGGTCATTGTCATTTCGAGGCAAGGAAACATTCATTTGTTGATTAAATATCTGCATGCTTCCGTGATTTGGACGGTTTGTTGTGACCACCCCTTCTTTCAATTCATTATTTGTCTGCGTCTTGTACGTAAAACTGTAATCCGGTGGTCCCCACATTGTGCATGAACCACCCACATCACCCGTATAACTGACTTGTGTCGTATCCCGTTGATTGGTGGTTGGAGTCATATCCGCAACCATGTAAGCACCTTGACTATTTTCACTTTGATTGTTTACATTAAAGCCAGGCGCATACATGGTCATATCTCGTATTGTGGGATCCGGTTTATCCTCTTTGTTGTACATGTAGCCTCCAGGGACAGTGCTGCCTGCGTCTCCGTAAATGCGGACATTGTTGGTGTATTCTTCCCGCTTGGTAGCATTAAACATGTCCAAAAAGGGGAGGACGGCGGCATTGAAAGCTTGGGTGAATCCAGACCCGAATGTTTCTTGTTGTCTTGTGGTTGTGCGATTATTACCATAGGCAGTATAGCTTTGCATGGACATTTCTTTGTCTGCGCCTCCACCGATTCGATTGACGAGATTGGCGGGACCAAAATCAGGAGTCATGGTTTCAAGGGATACGCGTCGATCAGGTAAAAATCGCTGATTTGGGTACGATGCTCTGCGATCGGTAGAGACAGCAATACCAGTGTAAGATGTCGTTGTGTCGTTACGGGCAGTGTTGTTGATCATTTCCGTCGATCTCATTTTGGGTCCGAGATGATCCGCGGTGGTAGTTGTAAGCCATTGATCTGCACTCTGCTCCCACGCCCTTTCTGGACGATTCTTCTCCATAATGCCAAGCTTCCCTAAATTCTGTACATGCGAATACGATGGTCCTTCTAAGCCCTCCATTGAATATTCCATTTTGGGATTTGTTTCAACTCTCAATTCATCAACCGATTTTGGCATCCAGTCTTCTCTGGCGGCCATACCGGAGTTGAATCCGTCTGACCCCTTTGATCCGTATCCTTGGTTTAAACCTGGACCGACATATTCTGACTCAAAGGGTTTGACGTTGCTTTCTTTGTTACCGGGGAACATGCGTTCTTGTATAAAGTTGGACATGTTGGGTGTACCGTTTGCCCATTGCATATCCTTTTCTGGTTTGAAAAGGGGGGCTTGTTCGATTTTCCGGATGACCTGGGATCCGTTGCCGGTCATGTTATCCATTCTGGATTCATTGCTGCTGGCGCTGTTATTATTATCGATGGTGGCCCCTTTTACCTGTGATCCAAAATAAGGAGTCATGCTTCCGAGCATGAATTCTGATTTATCAACATATTCGCCTGTGAGACTGAGCACGTTGCCGGCATTTGTGTAGTCGTTTCGTTTTGAGGACAAAGAAGAGGTGCTGTTGATATTGTTTTCAAACCCATTTTTTTTGAAAAAGGTGCTGCTTGCCTTTCCTGCATCTACGTATTGATTGACAGAGGACGTATTTAATTGCGTCACGTCAACAGAAGGATAGTTGTTGACGATGTTCATGGATCCAAATCCTTCTGGCATATGTTGTTGTTGAGTTTGTTGATGTTGTTGATGTTGTTGATGTTGTTGATGTTGTTGATGTTGATGGCGTAATTGTGAGCGATGTGGACGATTATTTTGATCGTCTCTTTTTTCAGATGAAGATTGTGCGGAAATGATGTATGCAGCTCCTAAAGCTGCGATGGGAATCGCTAATTCCATTATGTTTTTTTTTCTAAAATGTTTATATTTGTTTTTATGTATTTTTATTATTATTACTACAATCCGCCGGGAAATCCGACCAGATTGGCACCGATACCAAATCCAGCACCTGATCGAGTAGTGACACCGATGCTGGGAACATATGTGTCGAGAATGCTAAAGGTGGCTGCTGCAGTGAGAGCAAGCAAACTAATTTCTTCAATATTCAACGAGCGTTTGGGAATGGCATAAGCGACAATGGCGACCATGAATCCTTCCACAAAATATTTAATGATGCGTTTCAACATTTCGTTTTGGTCAAGCATTTTGTTTTTTTATTTTTTATTTTTTATTTTTTATTTTTTTTTAAAACTTTTTTTTTTGGTTTCTTGTGAAGAAAAAAAAAACATATAAACAGTTGAATCATGATTTTATTTACAAACCAAGAAAAATAGTAGAAATAATGGATTCGAAAAAACGCCGAGGAAAAGAGACAATTAAAGGAAAGACGACGAAAAAGGGGAGCATTGTCGTTGATGTTTTAGATGAAGATAAGCCCTTGGCAAATCAAAGATTTGTTTGTGTGTCGTTTATTTCACCGGAGAAAATTGTCAAACAAAAGGATCATTTCTTTTTCGAACAGTTTTTGAAAAAATATGACCATGAAAAGAGTGTTTCTAAATTCATTGATTTTTTGAATTTCGTTTCTTACAAATATAAATGTTCCTTTGAAAGTTTGTGCGACGACCTGAAGGATTTCGTCAAAGAAGAAAAACATGTCATGGAACAGGTATCTTGTCTGGAAGGAGATTACAAAACATTTTTGGACCAAAACGAGACAGAGTTGGAAAATAGTTTTAATAAAGATCATGACTTCCAAACTTCTGTACGGGGATTAAAAATCAGAGGCGTTTACCCTACCCAGGAAGAAGCCGAATTGAGATGTACATTGCTTCGCGAAGTCGATCCAAATCATGATGTCTATGTTGGTCCGGTGGGATTATGGATGCCGTGGGAGCCAGAGGCATATAAGACGGGAAGAGTGGAATATTTGGAAGATGAGTTAAATCAGTTGATGCATGAAAAGAACAAGAACGAATCGTTTGCCAAGTCTGCCTTTGATGCAAGGGTGAAGGAGACGAAACGTCAAGCGATTGCCGATAATATCGAAAAGGCAAAGAGGACGGGTTCGACGTTGACCCAGAATGTTGATGGCGAGGGAAATTTGTTTAGCATTGCAAACACGAATACTCAGGAAATGACTTTGGCATCTCAAAGGGGTGGTGGGGGGGGTGTGACGATAGAAGACATACGTTCTGAATTATTTGAAGGCGATAATATTGTATTGGGAGCGTCAAAATAAAACACATTGTAAAACATCGTCAAACATTATAAAAAAAAACTTACCGATAACTTGAAAAGAGCAAATATTATATATTATAGTCGAAAACATAAAATCATGAGAAATAAAATTATTTCCATTTATTGAAATACATGATCAATTCATAAATTAATTAATAAAACAAAAAAAGCGGGCATAACGAACAATAACTCGTACATCGTCTTTTTTTTTTGTAATTTTGATCATCATGATCAACATTCTTGCGAAAACAAATGAGAGAGAAAAGCAAGACGATATTCGTGCTGCTCTACAACCACGAAACTCAACGCTGAAAGAGCCAAAGCCGGAACCCGTATACGATCTTGATAATGATGGCTCACTGTCATCGTTGTCATTGCCATGCACTGCATCAGAGATGATGGTGCTTCCTAGCACATTAGAGGAAGCTGAAAAACGTGGCGGATGGATGGAGACCCGTTTCTCAATATACGTCAATGATTATACTGACGGTACTTTTTTTTCCTTCCTGTAAATGTGTAACAATTTTGAATTTTTTTCTTCCCAAATGGCAGCCAAATTACAAGAAGATCACAATGCATGCTCACTGGCATTGGGGCTCAAAAGGTATTACCCACAAAGAGCCAATCTTGCGAGACAGAAGGCAGAGTATTGCTACGATTCGCCTAAGGGTACCAAGGAAATAAGTGGTTTTATGGCGAAATCTTTGCCAGGTGAGACTATAGATGCTTGGCTGTATTGCAAAGAACATGGCATCAACGACGGTAAAAAAGCGAAGGATAAGAAAAATGGTGTCTTCTGGACCGACCAAGAAGACAAATTCGGGAACATCATAGTAACGGCGAGCGAAGAAGACAAGGAAAAAGATCGCAACTTCAAGCTTTTCAAGAGCGCAAAAAATCAGCTAGATTATCAGTGGAAAAAGCTCCTTGACACAATGTACGGTGTGGACGAGAAGCGACAACTTGACGACACAAATAGAAAAAGATCGGCTGCGGGCGAGGCGGAATGGGGAAGTGCTAAGAAAGGCAAGGTTAGCGATGACGACGACGACGATGACGGTGACGACGACGACGGTGACGATGACGATGACAATGACGATGATCTCAAACCCCTCAACGAATTCAAGATGTCCGTGGATTCCGAACATCAGTTCGAGAAAACAGTTCTTCCTAGCACATTAAAGGAAGCACTCAAACCTGGTGGGGTGATAGATAAACGTTGCGCAAAACTCATCGACGATGGGTTCAGTGGTGAGTTGTTTTTTTAAAAAATATTGTGTGACGGTTTTGTTTTTTCTGAGTCTTTTTTTTTTAATGACAGCCGACTTACACGAGAAAATCAACATAGAATCTTTGGCGGTGGTCTTCAAGAAGTTTTACCCCACACCACTAGCCAATTTTGTGGGCGAGAAGTCAAAATACTGTTACCATTCACCCAAAGGCAGCGACACGATTACTGGTTACATGGCGCGCAGATTGCCAAGACAAATTTTAAATGCTTGGCTGTACTGCAAAAAAAATGTCATCAACGACGGCCAAAAAAGGAAGGACATGAAAGAGGGAATCTACTGGACCGATCAAAAAGACAAAATGGGTGTCGTCACCCTAGAGGCGACCGAAGAAAACAAGAAAAAAGATCGTATGCTGAAACTTTGCAAGAGCGGGAAAGACAAGTGTGATTATTACTGGAAAAAGCTTCTCGAGGAGATGTATGGCCCCGATGAGCAGCGTCATCATCTAGACGAAGGCGAAAGAAAAAGATCTGCTGCGAGCGAGGCGGGAAAAAGAGGGGCTGAGAAAAGGAAAGACAGCGAAGATGATGACGATGACGATGATCCCAAGCTGTTGAAAGAATTCAAGAATTCCATGGTTACTGCACATCAAGTGCTCGAGACTTTCAATAGTTGGTCCGCTGAGAAGAAAGACAGATACATTGATCAAGTCAAGCCATTCAAGCATCTTTTCAATATGTTTCCAATTGAGACCGTTAGAGAAATGAAAAGCGCGTCAGCAAAAGTCCTTGATTTTTTGCAACAACCGTCAATTAAAGTTGGCAAGAGGGAAATATTGCGACTTCGGAAGATGTATACGTCAATCCTCGAGCTGTTGGACTGTCAAGAAGAGGAAGAGGAAGAGGAAAGTTTTTTTTGACGGAAAAATGTCAGAAACTGGCGACTTTTTAAGAAGAAATCCAAAACACGCGCGAAGTCAGATAATCACATGAGGAAAACCAATTATGTGCCTTTCATATTATTATATTAAACAAAAATAGTTATTTAAATAGTTGCATTATTATTCTGATTTCGTCACCTCAGAGTTACACAACGAAACTCTGAGGCAATTCTTCAATCTGTGTCGCGTAAAAACGCTCAATCTCACGCATCTTCGGTATATCTGATTTCGTCACCAAATTAATGCCAACCCCTTTGCGTCCCCAACGACCGCTTCGTCCAATACGATGTAAATAAGTATCAACCGACCGAGGCACATCGAAATTGATCACCACGCTTACTTGCTGAATATCAATCCCACGAGCAGTTACATTCGACGATACCAACACCCGGTACTTCCCATTACGAAAATCACGGAAGGCTTCATCACGCTCAACCTTTTCCATATCACTATGGATGCAACAAACAGGAAACTTGTCGTTGCGTAAGCTGTCGTTTAAATCTTGCACCCTTTTCACGCTGTTGCAATAGATGATGCATTGCGAGATAGAGATGGAGCCATAGAGATCTTTTAGCGTATCGTATTTTTGTCGATCGTTTTCAATGGCGACAAAAAATTGCCGGATGCCTTCAAGAGTGAGCTGCTCTTTCTTGACAATGATCTTTATGGGGTCACGCATGAATTTTGCCGAGAGAGCTTCAATGTGCGGCGGCAAAGTGGCGGTGAAGAGGAGAACTTGTACGTTTGGATTCAGGGTCTGAAAAATATTGTAGATTTGATCTTTGAATCCCGCAGAGAGCATTTCGTCCGCTTCATCGAGTATCAACATTTTGAAATTTTCCGACACAATATGTTGTCGCTTAATTAAATCATAAATTCTGCCTGGACACCCCACAACCACATGAGGACATGATGTTTCCAGACGAACCTTATCTTCGTGTAGCGGAATACCACCAACAAAAACGTCCACCACAACCCCTTTCATCATGGACGAAAGCTTGGTCAAAACGTCTGCGGTTTGAATGCTGAGTTCGCGGGTTGGGGACAAGACAAGGATCTGAGTTGTTTGGCTGGAGACATCCACAAGGGCAAGAGCACCGATACTGAAAGTGGCTGTTTTTCCCGTTCCAGATTGGGCTTGACCGATGACATCCTTTTTGTGCAGAATGGGGAAAATGGCTTTGCGTTGGATGGGGCTGGGTTTTTCATAACCGCAAGCGTAAATGCTGCGAAGCAAGTCAGGGTGGATATCTAAGTCGCACCATTCTTCAATCACCATTTCATCTGGTGTGGTAGATGATAAAGAAGATGCTTCCTTTTGATTTTCGTCATTGCTTTGAATTAACTGAAGTTCTCTGTCGATTTCTTCAAAGTTTTCCATCGTTATCAAAGATGTTAATAAATTTCTGATTAATGTTTAAAAGAGGTGGACGACTGTTTAAGTGTATTTTTTTCTTTCTTTGGTCCTTCATTCCAATTTTTTTTCTTATCGATGACAAAAAACCAAAACATTTGATTTTCATTTTCAGTGATTATTTTTACCAATTCAACATTCTGCCAAACGCGCCCAATTGATCTATGTAGTCATTCACGACCATCTTTCCTGCATTATGATCCTCATCCTCATCCTCATCATCTAGAAACAAAACTTCGGATAACGTGGTGATCATTGCACGAGATGGGTTAAAAGAAAAAGGGTGCGTCTCCATCAAAAACAAGTAGTACATCATCGATCTGGCGCTGATGTGTGCGGATCCCTCCACCTCCTTTGCGCAGCGGTTACGATATTCTATCAACGAGTGAAGAAGTGTGTTTACGCATTTTGGTCTCGCATCCCGATGTTTTGCACACAAATCATCCACAAAGGGTTGGAGAAACGCCTCCATGGATTTGACCTCTTCCACAAATGTCGCTTGTGGCATAAGCACGTGACGTTGATTGTATAAATACAAAGGGGGAGCGGGAGCGGCGTGCCAAGCGTCCACCAGTGCGCGGGGAGGGATCGCAGGTGCTGCTTCTGCTTCTTCCCAAATTTGGAGGACGGCGGCGGGTGCTGCTTCTGCTTCCACGACTTCAAAAGGCGGTAGGGGGGGGATCGCAGGTGCTGCTTCTGCTTCTTCCCAAATTTGGAGGACGGCGGCGGGTGCTGCTCCTGCTTCCACGACTTCAAAAGGCGGTAGGGGGGGTGGAGATGTTCGCAACCGCTTGCTTTGTTTCTGCACACCGTCAATATCAACCAATTCTCCACTCGGTAAAACTAAACGCCCCTGCAAACACAAGGATAAACGTTGCAACTTTCCCATGTCACATACAACATGGTCCCCACCATCGTCGTCGTCCTGCAGAGATCCAGCCAAGCCATCCATGATCGCACAACGAATATTTTCACTCTCTTTTTCATCCTTTTCATTGATTGCGAAATTCCAAAAGAGGGTCAATAACGTGCGAGAGAATACACGCAATCCAGGACGAATCGTTACAGTCCCATCTTCAGACGTCAAGAGTCCCCCGAAATCCCTGATGTCTCTCTTTTGCGGCGTCAAGTCCAGATTAACTCCCAGCGTGCGCAAAATCTTCTCTCTTTTACTCAAAGGTTCTACAGCCACTACAGCATCCCAAAAGCCATCAAAACTGACCTTGTATTCGCTTGTCAAAGCATGGGACAGAAGCCCTTCAATGGCTTCAATTGTTCTCTTCTCACGCGTACCAGAATGGACATTCACATACCTCTTATGACGAAGACGATGATGATGCACTCCTCCATCTTGCCGTCGTTGAGGCATTAATTGCGGAATATTTTCTTCATCATCATCTTCATCTTCATCTCCATCTTGATCTTCATCTCCAAAATCATCATTTTCTTGATTCATATGACGATCGAGTAAGTCTGCATCGAAGAGCAATTCTTCGTGCACCACGATTGGTTGTCCCAATGACTGCTCCAAGACGTATTCTAGCGCTATCGAAGGAACTGTGCTCTGAAAGAGTAGAGCGCGGGAAACACGAGCTGCTCGCTCCCCTTTGGGAATGGCTTGCAGCATATATATTAATTCCGATACATCATGCGTTTTCATCCATTCAGGCATCAGCGGGATCAAAAGAGTCAACACTTCCCCCCAATCATTCTTCGGAATCACGCGAAAGGCGTTGATGATATGCGAAATGTTGTCCATCGGATTGTCTGAACATGTCCACCCCACCCATTTTGGCGGAATCGTCTCCCCCGCTGCTTCCAGTGGATGGATATACGTTGGCTAAAAATAATAATAACAATAAATACATTAATTTTGACACACACACACACACACACACACATACATTTCAAATGTTCCACCCTTTGTTTATACCTGGAGTAAAGGGCACAATGTGCTATGCACGACTTCGGCCACAATATACTCCCTGTCTTCGACGGAGTCAATCATGTGAATGGATTCCATTATCGCGGCTACGGTATGTCCGGTGACGGCAAGGTACCGACAATCTTTGAGAAAGAGATTGGTCAAGCGGACAACTTGCGACAACTCATCGTCCACAATGAGAAACCGTTGTTGCAAATTCAGCGTCTTTTCATTCAAAGACCCCAACACATTGATCATCTTGGCGTGTAGCGCGTTGATTATACTTGTCATTTCATATCCATTCATTCGAGGACGAACAATGAAGGAAAGGGCGAGCTCAGAAAATCGATCCAGATAATTCGACGGAATCAGACGCAACGCAGTCATCACCACTGCAATGTCCGTAGACGAGGTCATATGCGGATCCAAAAATGGCCGCAAAGCGACAAAGAGGGGTTCCCGATCCCAGACATTTACCATTCGTAATGTCTCAATGATGATGCACACGTCATCAATGCCGAGAATATGGTATGTGCTATTTCGAATGTACCGGCTGCATTGGGCGACAATGCGCATGATACAATCCCTTTCGTTGGATGGCGTTTTGTGCAGCCCTTTCACCAAACTGGAAAGTTTCGGGGTCGACATGAATCCCATTTCGTCCGCAAGTGCGCGTATCAGCTGAACAATTTGAGTTTGTTCTTCGAAATAGAAAATAGCAGACAGATTCGTTATGAGTACTATCCCATCAGACGCAAAGCAGAAAGGTGGGGCGACTAGTTCTTTGAGTTGGGGAACGAAATGTTTGCAGAGCAGATCCATGTCATGAATTTTCTCGCCAAATGTTTCGATCAGGTCACCAATCTCTTTGGAACTCATGCCCTGGTGCGTCCATTCCATCACAATGGTGAGAAACCCATTGAGTTCGTATACAGTTGGATATTTCTTTGTCGCAACAGTGTCCACTTTGGTAAAGAGGTAGAGTGCATCTCCCATGGTCATTCTTTTGGGGAAACAAAACACCTTTGCGTAGACAATTTGTATGCGGGCAAACCCCACCATGTCATGATCCGTGAAAATCCATTTTTCGAATAACTTGAAAAGAGGATAGAAATGCTCGTTGCGAAGAGAAATGCTGCTTCTGCTGTTGCTGTTGATATCAGCACCACGACCAGATACGAATGTAACAAGCTCATGAACTCGTGGAAGAATTCGGCATCTTTTTTCTTCAGGAACGGACATTAAAAAGTTGATGGCGCTGACCATTTCTTCTGGTTCTATCTTGAAATTTCCCCCAACCGCATCCAAAATACGCAACCGTTCTTCATGGCTCTCGATCATCACCATTGCATCTAAAATCAATATCATTTCCATGTAGCCGTAGTTCACCATGAACAACCCCGCCCTTTGCATCCGTGCATGCATATCCATGCGTTGGGAGAGTTGGAATCGACCTAACGATTTGATAATGTTGATAATATCCATGGGGTTGATCATCTGCATGCTGGATGAAATAACTTTCCCGAGAATACCAATGACTTCATCACGGTCAAGGAGGGTTGGAAGGAGGAACAGGTTTCGAAAGAGGAGTTGCAAAACGAAAACTGGCAATGACGAACCCTTTCCCGAATGGCTGAATTTCATCACATGTTTGTCCAACAGCCGAATGAGTTGGTGGTTGTCCTCGTGGTTGTGATGGTTCGATATAAATCCATGCACAATATCACGAAACGGGGAATTGGCTATGTAAAGCGCGCACATGTTTGTCATCATTTCTTCCATGTAGCCGAAGTTTTGAGTTTCAATGCAACGGGTCATCACAAAGGTGGCTGCATGTGCGTCAATTGCAAAGGTGTGTTGCATTGAGTAATCAAAATCCTTGAGTGGTTGGAACTTTTTCGGTTTCTCATCATCATCATCATTATCATCATCATTATCATCATCATCATCATCATCATGTTTGATAAATTGCGCTTCCACGTAAACGGAGAAAAAAACGCGAACTTCAGGCGGATACAATCCTCCATACATGTAAAGCAGTTTTGATTTTGATTCCATGGAAATGTCATTGAAAAGAGGATGATTACAAAATGCAACCATTCGAGTCATCCCCAATGTATCATCATCATCCCAACGATTGTTTAAGGCAATATTACGCCCAATAATCTTCATCATCTTTTTTTTTACGACAAATTTTTTTTACTAAAAAAAAACAAAATATGATTTACATCAAAATTTTAAAAGTGAAATTTATGTTTTTTTCTTGACAAACATTTTTTTTTAGAGAAGTCTATTCCACGTTTCTGTGTTGAAAGGTGATACAAGTAATTCGGTCAAGTGGGTTTTCCAGTATTCCACCTTTGCGTCTTTCATTTCCTCTTGCATTGTCTTTGGATAAATGCTTGCGTTTTCCATCAATGTTTCTTCCTGAGAGGTGATTTTCGGCTTTTTGCCGTAGCAATTCACTCCAAATTTCACATTCGGGTTGGCAAAATATCCACCATTTATTCCTTGTCTCCCGCAATCATGCTGATGACCTTCTATCTTCTGCAACTTTTCGTACGTTTCCTTTTGTGTCGGAAAAAGCGCCATTTGTCCCTCTGACCATCCGTAATTACACCATTCGCCCCCGTTGATGTACGCATCTTCGATCTCATCGAAATTGGCGAGGCGGGCACCATAGGCTGAACAAATGGATCCTGCGTCTTCATAGGTGAAATTATTACCGGGCACATTAAACACTTGATTATGATACTCAATTTTCGGAACTCCCTCCGCCTCTTTCTTATCTGCAACTTTTTCCTCCATCTCCTCCTTTTTGTCATCATTGGTCTCTTCATTGGTGTCTTCATTGGTTTCTTCGTTGACTGAGACATCGATTGAAGGTGCTGCCCCTGGCGGACTGTTGAATGGTTTTGCGAAGAAGCGCTGTATGGAAACGACGATGTTGGAGCTGAGAAGTCTACCGATGGCGTCCATGGAAGATGACATGGCGGATGATCCAGAGGCGTGTTTTAGGTACATCAAAAAGAGAAGGCCGAGAACTAACACAAATACGAGAAAATACATCAAGTATGTCATGAAGCTGCCGAAAAAAGATGATATGGATGATGATGACGCGGGTTTTGTTGTTGATGTTGGTGATGATGATGATGATGATAACGATGATAACGATGACGATAATGATGATGCGGGTGTTGTTGATGATGATGAAGATGATGAAAAAAAAGATGCGGGTGTTGTTGTTGAAGATGCGGGTGTTGTTGTTGTTGTTGAAGATGCAGAAGAAGAAGAAGATGATGGTGCAAAAAAGGAGTATGATGAGTTTTCGTCCGAATTTGCTCCTCCACGAATCTTCCTCTTCCTTTGAGAGATACGTTGTTTGCGAGTCATGTTTTTTTTGTCGTATATTATATATATATATAATCAAAAAAAAATATTATTACATCCACGTATTATTCTGCCCTGATCCTCCTGATGTCTTTTTCACATTAATTTTTTGACCCTGTGCCCTCAATTTCTTATGCGGGTCATAAACATCCCCTTCATCATCCGAATTCACATCCTTGGACAATTCCCAAAACTCTTTGGAGCCCAACCGAAAATCATTGTGCGAATCACCCTTGTACCAAAAAATTTGATCATGTAATTTATTTGATTTGGCATTATTGTTAATGACCAAGCATTCGTAGTTTTCAGTGCACTGATCCATGACCTGGCAAAAGCTTTCAAAGGTGGGGAACATGCCTGCATAGTTTTCATAAATGCGTTTTCGATTTGCAATGTATGGCTCCCTTAAAATAAACACGTAATCAATATTGGTACGTAAAGTGGGGGGAATTCCTAGAGGATATTGCATTGTTATAATTAACATGATCTTCCAATGTCTTCCATTCATAAAAAGTAGGCGCATCATTTTATCTCTGGTCCATGTGGCATCATATAGACAATCGTCTAAAATGACAAATGCACGGGGGTCGATGCTAGTTTTCCGAAACGTTTCAATATCTTTTTTCACTTGTTTCAAAACAGATTTCTGTCTTTTTAAAATGTTTTCAATTATGGTGGAACTGTATTCATTGTGAATAAAAAGGCGAGGAACAAGTTTTCCATAAAAACCATTGCCTTCTTCCGTTCCAGCGACAACAACTCCAATTGGAATATCCTGATGATAGTATAGCAAATCTCGGACAAGAAAACTTTTACCTGTATCACGACGGCCTATAAGAACAATGACTGGTCCTTTGGCTTCACCTGGTTTGAAAGTGATTGTTTTCATATCAAATTTATTTAATTCAAGCGTCATCTTTGGTTTTATTAATGTGTTTTTTTTACCATAAATGAATTAAAAGAATTGTGCATTTCGAAACGAAAAAATGGTCGCAGATAAATTATCATCATTAACTTTATCATCGCCGACTTTGTTAATATCACCCAATACTTATTTCACAAAAATTATAGACAATGATGGTAAATATAACTTTCTTCTCGCTGAAACTCCTGTATGCAACAGAGTTGACTTTTTGGAGAAAAGGTACATCGATTTGCAATTTCCCATCGATTCTTCTTTTGTCGAATATATCGAAAAAGTGGAAAGAGTGTGTTGTACAAAACTTGCCGAGCAATCAAAAGGGTGGTTTGAGAATACCATTATTGGTATAGAAGACATAGAAGATGCATTTTTGACATCGGTGAGACTTTCGGTAAAAAACCAGCAAGTCACTTTACGAACGTTTTTTTGTGACCCCAATATTTTTGATGCCGATGGGATGAAGTTGCATCGCATTAACCAGAATTCGATTGAGAGAGTGAAATGCTTGCTACATATACAAGGTGTAAAATTCACATCATCATCCTTTCAATTGAGAATCGAGGTGAAACAAATGCAAATGGTAAAGAGTGTTGAAAAACTCCAGATTCGTAAAGACAAAGAAGAAGAAAAAGAAGAAGAAAAAGATATATTTGTTGAAAAGTGTTTGATGAAGAAGGATGATACACATGACAACATAGATTCCATGCAAGATGATGATGATGATGATGATGCGAAAAATAATGATGCGAAAAATAATGATGCGAAAAATAATGATGCGAAAAATAATGATGCGAAAAATAATGATGCGAAAAATAATGATGCGAAAAATAATGATGCGAAAAATAATGATGCGAAAAATAAT